GTATAGCTTCTAATATATCGTTATTTGTATTTCCAAGGTTAGTTTGTCTTCTATAAGCATTAATAATAGTAGATAACTGTCTTAATTCTATTTCGCCCATTCGTAATTCTGGTAAAGCCTGAATAAGTTGTGTAACTGTAATATCAGCCATTATATATATTGACATTATTTTTAAAACTTGGGTAGATTTTTATTACCCCTGATTTTTTGTTTTAACTTGATTTGTTCTTTTAAATGGTCGGGGTCTATTTCGTCAGGTGTTAATGGTGTTTTTTTGGATACCTTTACAGTGGGACGATAGACGGGATACTCTTTCCCTCCTACATCTTTCCATTTTTCTTGATACCATCGTTTCAAGTTTTTTGGTTTATTATCATCAGTATATGTCCCGCCCATTTGCTTGTAGAGTCTTACGATGTGACCTGATTTATAAGCTGATGGTTTTGAATAAATGAGGTCAGTCATTTTCTTTGCCTTTTCATATAAAACGGGGTCGTCAATAATCGGCATATATACTATCTATTTATAATCCCATAATAAAACAGCACTAAACCACCCCCTGCTTCCTATGGATAGTAGTTCCTTTTTGTGTCGTATGAGGTAGAGTCGTCTTCTATTATCAGCAAATACCTTACCATTGCTCTTAAGATAAGAAAAATAGTCATTATAAGATAAATCGCCGATTGAAGTATGGTAGAGTCCTTCATTATCATAAATATCTATTTTATATTTAGGTTTATCACTTGGAAATATATGAACTCCTAATTTCTTGGCGATTTGATATTGTTTTTTTGAAATCTTATACATATACTTTTCATATAAAATTATTTCATATGAAAATAAAAATGACAACTATTCGGGCAACGAAAGGTAAGTATGAATGTCGTTGTATGGTGCGTTATCAATACCAAATGATAGGTTTGTTTAACACCAAACAAGAAGCCATTCTTGCCTATAACCAATACATACAATCAAACCATCTAAATCGTAAATTGATGACCGTAGGAAAGTAGGAAACTGGAGCAGTCTTTTGAAAGATTCTACGGTAGGAAATGAAAAATAATTTTTGGAATGAAAACAACTTTCATTTCTAATTTTAAAATCTTTGAGAAGACTGCTCCAGTTTCCTACTTTCCTACTATGGATAATCCATCTTATAACTTGGATTTTCAATCCGCCATTTTCATTTCAGCCATTATTTTAGTCCCATCGGCATTCTCACCACTAATGGTGCTAGTATCTGTAAAGACATCAATCTCCTTTCGCTTGGAGGGGTCTTTGGACTGAAAGAAATGCTTCAATACATATTCATTCTTTTTGTAATTCGCACTGGTATTTAAGTCTTCAAATAATTCTAAAAAATGGGCGACATCTACATATAGATTGGTTGTTCGGTGTTCAAACTTATTAATGTAATGGAGAAAGGCACAACAATACCAACCACAAGCATTGTTCATCAGCGATTGTATGTCCTTATCTGTATAGGGTAAATCTTTATGAATGTTATCCTTTACAAACTTTTTAATGGCTTCCGCTGGTGGAGCTCCATAAGGGTCAAAGAATATGGGTTCAATTAATCCTGTGGGATACTTATTCACTTGTAAGCAAGTCCAATGCGAACCCTCATTCTCATTCCCTTCTTCGTCCATACTATTTTCTAAATTAATGATGTATGCGGTATTATACTTTAGTTGCTTTGGGAGTTCATCTTTGAAGCAAATCTTTTCTACTTTGAAGTCCATAGCATTTGCTAAATGAAACAATTGGTCGTCCGTTAGCATTGTATAATTAAGGCAAAGATTTTATTTTTTGATTAACTCCTATTAAATTGATGGTATTGTGGGGGTAACTGATTCGCAAAACCCCAGTTTGCTGAATAGGGTTGTGATTGAAGAGCAGGCGGTAAGCTTCGCTGATTTGCTAAAAGGTTACCCCCTACGCCAACTTGCGAATGAATGCGTCCGCCTTGAAGACTGCGTTTTGCTTCACCAAACCGACTTCCTCCCATTATATTTTTACGAGTATCAAAACTTGCCTGATTCATACCAGCTGTCGCCATATTCGCCATAAGATGCCCTAAACCTGATTTTAACTGGTGACCATAATCACCGCCAGTAAAGTTTTCTAATCGCTGTAAATGGTCGCTAATGTTTTTCAATCCTCCAACGGTATTTACCCTAAAGCCTCTTGAGCCACCAGCATTGCTAATACGCCCTCCCGAAACACTTCTAATAGGGGCAACTTGAGGGGCAACCGAAGGAGCTTGGGTTGTTTCATCTCGGGTAACGCTATGGGCTTCAGGTGAGGTCAAACGGTTTGCCCTAATTTCTTCAGGATTAAGACGGATTTCTTTTGCTTTACCTCGTAAAAAGGTTTTACTCATTATATCAAAGTTTGACGGGCTAACAAGCATAATACCCTCTCCCTTTTTAACTCTTACGGGGTGTCCATTGTTAAGACGACGGCGTTGATGAGGCGAAACGGCAACTCCAATTTTCATCATAATAGTATATATGAAGAAAATTATTCCTTAAAAATTAGTATAATGTCCTAAATTAGACCCGAGCTCCTGTAAGTGCGTCAATATCAACGCTAACGCCGTATTCAATGAAGCAGAGGATATCAATAGGGAAAGCAGACTGGTTGATACCAACAATCTGGACAGATTTCGGGACGCTCTCCTCCACTGGAAGCATTCGGGATACATTGACATACCAGTAGCACTGGGACGAGAGCCAACCCTTGCGGTCAATGAGACCAGAAGTTAAGCCATCAGTTTGGTCGCCATTGACTGCGTTACAGCCCTTCATTTGATTGTTGAAATGTTCCCAAGAATAGCGTTCTGTGTTATAGATAGCATTTTGGCCAGAAATAACAACGTTGAACGAAGAAAACATACAAAGAGGAGAAGTAGAACCAGTTCCTGCTGGGTCAAATGGCGACTGGTAGGCAGGAAGACCAGTTAGAAGACCCGATGCCTGACAAGCGGTAGAAGTTGATGCCGAAGAGGAATAGAAAGGAATGAGAAGGACACTCTTAATATTAGCGATACCGTTTGTAAGAAGGTTATTGAATGAACCTCCTCCAGCAACATTGACGACTTGATACTGGTAGTAATCGCTGTATTTGATGCTCTTGACAGGCGACGAGAGGTAAGCATTCTCAAATACTGGGTTAAAGGTGTAAGAAGGAATGTAGAGGTAAATAGACTGACCAAGAGGATTTTTAAGGACTGCTCCAGCAGGGACAGTGTGGTTCGCAATTACATTTGCTCCTACAGCAACCGATGCGGTGTATTGAGCATCTCCTAAAGCATATGCCCCTCCATAAGCATACGATGTTTCAGTAATCATTAGAGGATTTACTCCTCCAACAGCCACACTTACCGAGTTAAGAGTAATGAGACCAAGGGCTGATGTTCCAATTGTCGCAGCCGTTGTCGCATCATAGGTCTTACCTGCTACAGTAAAAACAGTAGTAGCATTATTCAAGAAACAAGTAAGTTTGAAGAAAGTTCCCTTAAGAAGTGGAGCCATAGCAAAGAAATTGTGAAGGTGTTTAAGATAGACAGTAGCCATAGTGGCGATTTGCTGAATACCATTTGCCTTCTGGTAGATGTAACCCTCCCAGAGAGTAGTGAAGGCAGATGTTCCGCCGTTTGTAAGGGCAGAGAATGGAACAGTTGTTCCTCCTCGTTCTACATTAATAGTAGAAGCACCCCTGAACCCAGCAGGAGCATCAAAATCAAAGATGAGATTCTGGATACGCTTAAGAAGACCCTTGTTACCAGTTCCAGCATCACTTGCGAGCTGTGAAGTAGGATTTCCGTTAAGCCAAGTGGTTACTCCAGCAACCGAATCAGCTTGGTAAGGCTGTTCAGTAGCGGGGTAGATGGTATTGTTACATACACCAATACCCGCAGTAGAAGGGGCAATAGCACCAGCAGTGCTATTTGTGACTGTCCAAGAGCAAGGAGAGTCAGGGTAAAAACCAATAGTAGCTCCTTGGGTAATGACATCATTCCAAGAGAGAGTAGTCATAAGACGGAAGGAATTGACCATATTTATCAAAGGCGTTTGCTGAATTATAGTTGTCCCGTTCATATCAAGTGTGAGACTGTGGAAGAGTGTGCCGAACCAGTTCTTAAGACCCATTGCGTAATCAGCATTTCTAGGATAAATAGCACCAAACCCTGCGATACCACCTGTAACGGCAGCCGACCCAACCGAGCCATTCATACCTGCTGGAGCCACTACACCACCCGTTACGACTGGCTGGACGAAAGTAGTTCCTGTAGTAAGAGTCATTGTAAGTGGGACGGCAAGGTATGCCTCCCTATAGGACATATACTTGTTACTGTTAGACAATTGAGATGTGTCAATAATTGTTTGATTGGAGCTGTAATTGGCGTTCATATTGTCAAGAATAGAGAGCCAGTCTTTCTTAATGAAAACTTGGGGCGAACCCTCAATTTCTTGCGAAAGGTCAAATACCAACTTGTCAGCACTCATTATACATATACTCTACAAAAAAAATAAAAGAAATTACATTTCAAACTTTATATTATGTTTTTTTGGTTTGATGTTCAAATTGCTTAATTTGGACGAAAGTTGTTCTAAACCCCCGCCTTTCCTAATTACCCGTCCAGTTGCTTGAGTATATGCCGAAACCGAAGGGTAAGAACTCTGTCCTCCCATACCGCCATCTAAAAGAAAAGAACCGTTGCCTTTTCCTAAAAGACGGCGACCTAATGATTCGGCGATAACATATTCCGTAGCTCCTTTACCTGAAAGATGGCGACCCAAACCAACATATTCAGTCCCTTTACCTGAAAGACGCTTTTCTGCTATTAACGCCTCCTTCTGTCCAAGCGATAGAGTTGGTTTCTTTGCTTCTGCTAAAAGAGCACCCCGTATTCCTTGTCCTGTTAATCTTGTCATTCTGTGTGAATGATACACACCACCAGTCGTTGAAGGCATACAAACTCGCATTATACACTATCGTAATATTATTTATTCCTTCATTTTATTTTTTTGTATGGTGTTCTTAAGCTTTAAGACTCCCTTCATCAAATGACTTACCTGTGTCTCTAAATAAGAAGTAGATTGAAACTTCTCGGGGTCTCCATTCTTCATCTCACTTAACAAGCGAGTATGCTCTGCTAAAAGATTGGAATACATCTGGTCTAGTGTGTTTGTAAAGTCCATATAATATAGATAAACATTAAAAATTGCTAAAAGAATCCCTAGTAGGAAAGTAGGAAACTGGAACACTATATCAAGACTTTTTGTGGGAGGAATCAAAACTCTTTTTTAAAAATAAAAAAGGGTTTCTAAAATGATATAAAAATCTTTTGAAAGACTGCTCCAGTTTCCTACTTTCCTACTTCCCGCCATATTCGTCCCCGTCCTTAATTGCTAAAAGAATCGTCATCTGGGGGTCTTGAATAGCAATAGGCGAACCATCTAATCCTAAAAGGGTTACGACTATCTGGTTGTATGTGCCGTCTATAAACTTGTTCCAACAGAACTGCGGAGGCTTCTCAATGATGGCTGACCCTGCTGACCCAGTTGGTGTAATCGCATAAATAGTGGTGCTTGGAATAGCATAAGGATTGTTTATATTATTAAGCGAAATGAAGATACTACCGTTTGGATTGACTTGGGGCGATTCAGGGGAAATATAAGATACGATTTTACTCGTAGCATTCCAAGCAAAAGGAACACCTAAATAGTTGCCCGTTGTATTCACTACTATACCATCATTCGCAAAGTTGCGTCCCGTCCAACTACCAACAGGCCAACCCACCGTTCTATTAAAGTTTGGAACAATAATCGGTTGTAAAGTTTGTCTTGTAGCAGGAATCGCCGTTCCAAAACCAGCAATCAACCCATCTGGATTACCACCTGCTGCCGAGCTGGGAGTCGTAAAAGCATTGATTTGAATCGCATAACGGCTCAAATTGACTTCTATTGTCATATAAAACACATTTTGCCCACCTGATAATACAGGCGTTGTGTAATATAACCCATTTTCTAGACAATAGAATTGAAAATAGGCATTGATGTCGGTTATCTCATATATTCCGTCTGGAAAGGTGATGGTAAAGGTCGTCATCACACCTAAAGTATTTGGAAAATTGAAACTCAAGACATTGTTCCCTAAAGCAGAAGATATATTAAACCAACTGTAGTAAAGACTGGCGGATTGAAGAGCAACATAGGTATTCTTAAACAAGATGGAGTTTGGAAAGCGATAGACCAGCTTGTTATTCTGCCCATCTTGAACCAAATTGTTCTCATTTAATACAATCGTCCTCATATAGTATAATCACATAAAAATTATTTAGGCAGAAACAGCTTAATCTTGTGTAAGTTATTTGGGTTAGGAGCAGGACGGCTCATAAACCCAGCACCGCTAAAAGAGTCAGGGTGAAGATGTAAAGCGGTCGGGGTTTGAGCACCACCAAAAAAGAAAGGTTTCTGGAATGCTCCACTTTCGGTTTGGATTTTGTAAGCGTCAGGACGAACTGTTTTGGCGTTGTATCCTCCACTCATTTATAATATAACCAAAGATAATTTTGCTAAAGTTTTCATTAATAACCGAGCGAAGCAAGTTCCATAAGGATTTCCTTCCCCTGTCCTTTTGGAAGACGACCTTGATGGGTTAGTTTTACAATAAGC